CAAAGTCTATTAGCGCAATGACCGCAGACATATACGATAGGTTTGATTCGGACGCAGTGTTTGAAGGCCCACAAGCAACGGGTGGGACTGTGTATCAATACTCCCAGCGTGACGGCGTAGAGCAGCAGTCTGATGGCAAGTGGTACACCAAGTATATTCTCGGCCCTGTGTTCACTGACGGCGAGACTACAGCGGCAGAACAGGAAGCGGCTTACAAAGCTACGAAAGACGCTGAGTTTGCCAAGTCTGCCCGTGACTCGCGTGACAAGTTGCTGGCTGAGTGCGACTGGCTGGTGGTGAAGGCTCTGGAGTTATCTCAGGCTGTGCCAGCCGAGTGGGCTACTTACCGTCAGGCTTTGCGTGACCTCCCACAACAAGCAGGCTTCCCGACTACCATCAACTGGCCTGTAAAACCGGAGTAAAACATGACAACCCTATCTGGAATTATCACCCCGACTAACATCGTAACGGCGACTAGCACGACGACGATGACCAACAAGACGCTCACTGCGCCCGTGATGACGGCTCCTGTGCTTGGCACACCAGCTTCAGGCGTAGCGACTAACCTTACTGGTTTGCCTTTGACCACAGGCGTGACTGGTACTTTGCCTGTCGCTAACGGCGGTACTGGCGCTTCAACTTTGACTGCAAACAATGTTTTGCTGGGTAATGGAACTTCTGCCCTACAAGCAATAGCGCCAAGCTCTTCAGGTAATGTACTAACAAGTAACGGCACGACTTGGGCAAGCACGGCACCAACAGTAGGTGGCTTCTCCGCAATGTCGGTGTACACATCTTCCACGACATTTACAATACCAAGCGGTAAAACAACGCTGAAGGTTACGGTTGTAGGTGGCGGTGGAGGTGGCGGTAGTGCTGGTGGTTTCGATGCTGCAGGTGGCGCAGCCGGAGACAGTACATTAACTTCAGGCACGCAGACAATATCCACCATTACGGGTTCCGGTGGAACCGGCGGGTCTAAGTCTCAGCTAGGGACAGGCGGATCAGGCGGTAGCGCGTCGGGTGGCGATATTAACATCAAAGGGAGCGGTGGCGGCGGAGCGGCGGGCGCAAACTCTTCTTCCTCTGGGAAAGGCGGAAGCTCCACAATGGGTGGGGGCGGTTTCGGTAGAAATTCGAGTGGAACCGGGGATGCAGGTGGAAGTTTTGGTGGTGGCGGGGGCGGCGGTTCCGCTGGTAGCGGGATTGTTGCCGGTGGCGGGGGAGGCGGCGGTACGGCTATAAAATTTCTGACAGGACTTACTCCGGGCAATACGCTAACAGTCACCATCGGCGCTGGGGGCACAGGAAATGTCGATGGCAGTCAGGCCGGTGGTAATGGCTCTGCTGGCGTTATAGTCATAGAGTATTAAGGAGAGAAAATGCCAAATTACGCAATTATAGAAAACGGCTTAGTAGTCAATGCAGTAGTTGCCGAGGCTGACTATGCTGCTCAACAAGGGTGGGTACTGCTTACTGAAGGCGCAGGGATTGACTGGTCTTATATAAACGGCCAGTTCGTTGACAATCGCCCCGTACCAGAAACAGTAACACCCCCCGCACCAACCAAAGAAGAGTTGCTTGTAGAGCTGCAAGCCCTGACCGCCAAAATCAACGCGTTGGGGTAAACCATGCTCACCGACGAAACAGCATTGTTACGCCAGATAATCCGCGAAGAGATGAAGTCAGTCCTCAAGGAAATCGGGCTACACGACGATGACGCGGGTAATGATGTACGCGACTTGCGTAGTCTGATTACCGATTGGCGCGGCATGAAGAAGGTCGTTTGGCAGACTGTAGCGCGGGCAGGCACAGTGTTTGTCCTTGGCCTGCTCATGCTGGGTGCGTGGGTTAAGTTTGGTGGTGGAGATGGAGGACAGCAATGAGCAACGAGAATCCCGCGCGTTACGAATCTGCGAAAGAAGTCGCTGGCAAAGCCATAGGCCAGTACGGCTTGATGTATATCACAGCTATTGTCTTGATCGGTGTTGGCTCGTCCTACTTCCTCACTGAGTCCGCGATCACTGCTGTAATGACGATGGTCGGTGGTGCGCTTGTTGCACTGATCAACATGATGAACGGCATTGCCGGAACTCAAGAGAAACCTGACCGCCCTGAGTTTGAGGTTATCCAGCACTTGATCGCCAAACTTGCTGAGAAAGAGCCTCCGATGCGCGTGGATGTAGAGGACGGCAAAGTGACTGTACGCAAGGGCGATGACATCACGACGATGAGGTCTGAATAATGCTTACCCTACTGTCAACCATCGCCAGCTTCCTGACTGGGGGCTTGCCAAAAATCCTCGACCTTTTCAAAGACCGGGGCGACAAAAAGCACGAGCTGGAGATGATGCGAATCTCCATCGAGCGTGAAACCCAAATGGCTGAGCGCGGCTTCGTTGCACAACAGCGCATCGAGGAGATCAGGGCAGATGCCGCAGCGGCGCAGGCTATGACCTCGGAAAGGCTGGCACTGTATAAGCACGACACCGACATCGGCAAAGGCGCGAGCCAGTGGGTGATTGGTCTTCGCGCCTCGGTTCGTCCGGTCATCACTTACTGCATGTTCTTTATGCTGTGCGCCATCAACCTGTTTGGCTGCTGGTACGCCGTGAAGCAAGGCGTGCCTTTTGAAGAGACACTAAGCCTTCTGTGGGACGACGAGACGCAGGCGCTGTTTGCCTCGATCATTGCGTTTTGGTTCGGGTCGCAGGCGTTTGAAAGCCGTGCGCGTCGGTGATGCAGGCAGGGCGCTAATCAAGCATTTCGAGGGCGTCCATCGTCGCCCTTACCTTTGCCCCGCGATCCTTTGGACCGTGGGTGTTGGACGAGTCCTCTACCCCGAGCAGAACAAGCTCAAGGTGCCGGAGCGGAAGCTGTACCCCCTGAAGCCCGAACACGACCGAGAGTGGACCGATGAGGCAATTGATCTACTTTTTGATGCAGACCTGCTTAGGTTTGAGAGCGGTGTTCTGCGACATTGTCCTGATAGCGTTACTAGCCAAGGCCAGTTTGACGCCTTGGTTGCCTTCAGCTTTAATTGCGGCCTTGGTGCCCTTCAGGCTTCTACACTCCGTCGTCTTTACAATGCCGGGGATATAGCCGGTGCAGCAGACGAGTTTGTAAAATGGAACAAAGGCGGGGGCAGGATATTACCGGGACTGACCCGGCGCAGGCTGGCAGAGCAGGCGCTGTTTTTGTCGTAGTTGTGCCATAATACCCCCACAAAAGGGTCACCGTTATGCTCAAGAAGATACAACTCAAACCCGGGGTAAATCGTGAAAATACCCGCTACACCAACGAAGGTGGCTGGTACGAGTCTGAGAAAATTAGATTTCGCCAAGGGACACCTGAAAAGATCGGTGGGTGGCAACGCATTTCTAGTTATACCTATCTGGGCGTATGCCGGTCTCTTTGGAACTGGATAACCCTTGGCGGGCAAAACATCGTTGGTGTCGGTACTAACCTGAAGTTCTATATTGAGCAGGGCGGGCAGTACTACGACATTACCCCTATCCGGTACACTGTAGTCCTCACTAACCCCTTTACCACTACTAACTTATCCACAACAGTACTTGTCACCGATGTGGGGCATGGCTGCGTAACCAACGACTTCGTTACCTATAGCGGAGCTAGTACGTTTAACGGGGTTACCCTAAACGGGGAGTACCAAGTCACTGTAATTAACGCCAACACCTACAACATTACGTATGCGTCTGCTGCTACTGGCACGGGTGCAGGGGGCGGCACAGTTACGGCGGCTTACCAATTAAACACTGGCTCGGAAATAAGTACACCACTTACAGGGTGGAGCGCAGGTGCGTGGGGTGCGGGTAGTTGGGGTAATGGCGGCATTAACTACACGCCGATTCGACTTTGGAGCCAGTCTAACTTCGGGGAAGACCTGATATTTGCTTATCGCGGTGGTGTTATATGTTACTGGGAGGCAAACCTAGGCACGGGCACACGCGGCACTTTGCTAACTGCTAGCGTCGGGGCTTCTGACGTACCTACTATAGTTAACGGGGTTCTCGTATCAGATACTAGCCGCTTTACCTTTGCGCTTGGGTGTAACGAGCTTGGGTCTGGGGTACTCGACCCGATGCTTATCCGTTGGTCTGACCAAGAAAACCCTGCTATGTGGACTCCGTCTATTACTAACCAAGCGGGTAGCCTACGCCTGTCTCACGGTTCCGAGATCATTACGGCGGTGCAGTCACGGCAAGAAGTTCTGGTATGGACTGACTCTACACTTTACGCCTTGCAGTATCTTGGTGCGCCGGATGTGTGGGGCTCACAGTTGCTAGGTGATAACTTGTCTATCGCAAGTCCCAACGCGGTAGCCTTTGTTGGTGGTGCGTCGTACTGGATGGGGCAAGATAACTTTTATGTGTATGACGGTGCAGTGCGCATCTTACGCTGTGACTTACGTAGGTTTGTGTTTAACGATATTAACCTTTTACAGTATGAGCAAGTATTTGCCAGCACTAACGGGGGATTCAACGAGGTCTGGTGGTTCTACTGCACCGCCGCTTCTAATACCATTGACCGGTATGTTGTGTATAACTATATGGAAAACATCTGGTACTACGGCTCTATGGCGCGCACCGCGTGGTTGGACTCTGGGTTGCTCTCTTACCCACTTGCCGCGACTTACAGCTTCAACTTGGTTAACCACGAGTACGGTACCGACGATGCGGTGACGGCGACTCCCGCTGCTATTTACTCTTCTATTACGTCTGCCCAGTTTGACTTGGACGACGGGCATCAGTTCAGCTTTATCTGGCGCGTATTGCCTGACGTAACATTTAGTGGGTCTACGGCGCAGTCCCCCGCGATAGCGCTGACTTTGCTACCTTTGAAAAACTCAGGCTCTGGGTATAACAGTCCGTTGTCGGTAGGTGGTGACGCTGACGCTACTATTACGCGGTCTGCGGTTATTCCTGTTGAAGAGTTCACTGGGCAAGTATATACCCGGCTACGGGGTAGGCAGATGTCAATGCAGGTAGAGTCTACTGCGCTGGGTGTAGCGTGGCAGTTGGGCGCCCCTCGTTTGGATATCAGGCCCGACGGTCGCAGGTGATCTAAATGGCGATTACGATTACCCAAATACCTGCACCGGCATTACCGCAGGCGCCAGACGAGTATGACAAAGCCTACATGGACGGGTTAAATAAAGTATTGCGCATATACTTCAATCAGTTAGGTGCAATACGACAATACAATGCAGCGCGGTTAAACTTTAGCCTAGATACACTTCCTACTCAGGTTGACCTGCCCAACTTAAGGATAGGCGACGTGTACCGGGATACCGTCGATGGTACCCAAGCCACAAGCCAGATGCTCCGAATAAAGACCGCTATATACGCTACAGTTACCGCTGCTAGTGTAGGCGGTACAGGCAGTGTGGGTACTGTGGCTATCGTGATAACCCCGTAGGATAAGGATATGAGTGAGCTAAGAACCAACTACCAAGGGGTACCTATACCCGTTGACTCTACTGCTGGGGGTATTAAGTCGCTCTTGTCCGGCACTGTGAACCCCGTTTCATGGTTGCCGTCGCTGTTGGGGGTTCTTGCGGGACCGTCTAGGTTTGTCCGGGGCCCACTCAACAGCCCATACCCACACCTAGGTACATATCAGCCGGACAGTGATGGTACCGAAACCGCGCCGCCATCTGTTCAGCAAGATTGGTCCGACTTCCTTGAGCAAAACCCAGAGCTGATTGCCGCGTATTCTGGGGGTAACTCGTTGTATTCTGGTGCAAACTCGTTCAACCCGGTAGACGCGGTTACCGACTACGGCAGAGACGTGGTGGACACGGTAGCGGGTATCCTTAAAGCCAATGACACCCTCAAGGGAGTAATTTTTGGACCGGGTGGAGTAACGGGCAACGTCATTTTTGGTGGTGGTGTTGGGCCTATCCCCGGGGGCGACCCTGCGATTTACACAGGCACTTACGGTGGGGTTAACACTGGAGTAACCACAGGCATTCCGGTGATTGATGCTGCTATCCAAAAGGTAGTAGGGCAAACGGTCGGGGGCGAAACCACGACCGCTGACGTAATCGTAGAAACCGTCGCCAACGCGACGGGTATCCCCATAGATGAAGCCATCGACATCCTTAAAAGCACTGGGGTTTTGAACCCAACATCAACGACCTCAACATCAACGACCTCAACATCAACGACCCCAACATCAACGACCCCAACATCAACGACCTCAACATCAACGACCCCAACATCAACGAC